TAACGGATACTTCATCACAAACTGCAGTTACTATCAATTCAGCAGAAGATATTACGACTAATGTTTTATCTTTCTATGCACCTATTACATCATCATCTTATGCAGTATTTGATAGTGGTTATAAGTACATGTACGATAGATTTGCGAACACCTTTAGATATGTTCCTCTAAATGGTGATATTGCTGGTCTATGTGCCCGTAATGATATTAACAATTTCCCTTGGTACTCGCCCGCTGGAACTTCTAGAGGTGCGATTTTAAACGCAGTGAAACTGGCGTATAACCCATCCAAATCTCAAAGAGATCGTCTTTATACTAGTAGAATTAATCCAGTTATCTTCTCACCTGGTGCAGGAATTATTCTGTTTGGTGATAGAACTGGACTTGCAAAGGCATCTGCATTTGATCGCATCAATGTTCGTAGACTATTTGTTTATGTTGAAGATGCAATTTCTCAGGCTGCTAAAGATCAACTCTTCGAATTTAATGATGAGATTACAAGAACAAACTTTGTAAATACAATTGAACCTTTCCTCCGTGATGTTCAGGCAAAGAGAGGAATCTCTGATTATGTTGTTATTTGTGATGAAACAAATAACACTGCTGCAGTAATTGATAACAATGAATTTGTAGCAGATGTTTATATCAAACCAGCAAGATCAATTAACTTCATTGGTCTTACTTTCATCGCCACTAAGACTGGTGTTTCGTTTGAAGAAGTAATCGGCAATTTCTAATCTAACAGAGGTTAACAACAATGGCAACTAGAAATCAAATTAATAATATTCCTTTAAGGAAGATTACAGATTTCAAGAGTAAGCTTACTGGTGGCGGTACTAGAAGTAACCTCTTTGAAGTTGAGTTAGCATTCCCTGCTGCAGTTGGAGTTGATAATGTAGTTTTGGACAAATCAAGATTTCTTGTAAAGGCAGCTGCAATTCCATCATCAAATGTTACTTCTCTTGAAGTTTCTTTTAGAGGAAGAACTTTAAAAGTAGCAGGTGATCGTTCATTCGAATCGTGGACAATTACCGTTATCAACGACACTGACTTTGCAATTCGCTCTGCTTTTGAACAGTGGATGAATTATATCAACCGTCTTTCTGATAATACTGGTACAACTGATCCTGCACTTTATCAAGCAGATGCATTTGTTCATCAACTTAATCGTGATGGATCTATTTTAAGATCCTATCACATGTATGATTTGTTCCCAACTAGTATCAGCAGCATTCCTCTTGACTATGGCACCGACTCAATTCAAGAGTTTACAGTTGAACTACAAGTTCTCTGGTGGGAGGCTATCAAGGGATCTTCTCCTGCTGCTGGTGGCGCCAACATCAACTAAATAGTAAACAACAGTTAAAGTTTATAAGATGGCGAAACTTTTTGGTTTTTCGATTGAGGATAAAGAAGATAAATCAAAATCCATAGTATCCCCCGTACCTCAAACAGATGAGGACGGGGTTGATTATTATATTCAGTCTGGTTTTTATGGTCAGTATGTAGATATTGAAGGTGTCTACAGAACTGAATTTGATTTGATGCGTCGTTATCGTGAAATGGCATTACATCCAGAATGTGATGCAGCGATTGAAGATGTTGTAAATGAAGCAATTGTAAGTGATCTTTATGATTCTCCGGTTGAAATTGAATTATCAAATTTAAACGCTAGTGATAAGTTAAAGCAGGCAATTAGGGATGAGTTTAAGTCCATCAAAGAAATGATGGACTTTGATAGGAAGTGTCACGAAATTTTTAGAAACTGGTATGTAGATGGTAGATTATATTACTTGAAGATTATTGATGTCAAGAAACCTGAGGAAGGAATAAAAGAAATCAGGTATATTGACCCAATGAAGATGAAGCACGTTCGTCAAGAAACTAGGACGAAAGGGAAAAATGGTGAAGCAATTGTTAGCACCTTAACTGCAAACGCAAACCTCACAAATTCTGAATTAAGTTATTCAGATGTTGAAGAGTATTTCATTTATTCTCCAGCACCAAATTATCCAATGGGTTCTTTAAGTGGTGCTTCTAAAGGATCTCTTAAAATTGCAAAAGATTCAATTACTTATTGTACATCTGGACTTGTAGATAGAAATAAGGGAACTGTTCTTTCATATCTTCACAAAGCAATTAAAGCACTCAATCAATTGAGAATGATTGAAGATAGTCTGGTCATTTATAGACTATCACGTGCTCCAGAAAGAAGGATTTTCTATATTGATGTTGGCAATCTTCCTAAGGTAAAAGCAGAGCAATATCTTAAAGAAGTTATGAGTCGTTATCGTAACAAACTTGTTTACGATGCAAATACTGGAGAAATTCGTGATGACCGTAAATATATGTCAATGCTTGAAGATTTTTGGCTCCCAAGAAGAGAAGGTGGTAGAGGAACTGAAATCACAACTCTTCCAGGTGGTCAAAATCTTGGAGAACTTGCAGATATTGAATATTTCCAGAAAAAACTTTATAGGGCACTTGGAGTTCCAGAATCCAGAATTGCTGGTGGTGGTGATGGTTTTAATCTTGGGCGTTCATCCGAAATTCTAAGAGATGAACTTAAGTTTTCTAAGTTTGTAGGGAGACTTAGAAAGCGTTTCTCAAATATGTTCAATGATATGCTTCGCACCCAACTTCTTTTAAAGAATGTTGTATCTCCAGAAGATTGGGAAAAAATGGAAGATCATATCCAATATGATTTCCTCTATGATAATCATTTTGCAGAACTTAAGGAAGCTGAACTTATAACAAATCGATTAACTTTAATGACACAAATGGAACCTTATATTGGAAAATATTACTCCACCGAATATGTAAGAAAAAGAATTCTTCGCCAAACTGATGCAGAGATTATTGAAATTGATACTCAAATTGAAGATGAGATAGAAAAAGGTATTCTTCCAGATCCCAACGCACCTGTCGATGAAATGGGCAATCCAATTCCTCCAGAAGGTGCAGTAGGAGAACAACCAGCACTTGGAGAAACTCCAATGGAACCTGCTGCCTCGCCCGCACCAGAGGTTCCTACGGAACCCAAAGGTGGGAAGATATAAATAATCTTATAAATATAAACTGTTTTTCATGGAAGAACTTATCGATTTGATTGCAACTGATGGATCACCATTGGTTGTTTCCGACAAAATTAAAGAACTTTTATACAATAAAGCTGCTGAAAGAGTTGATGCTGCTCGTCCAGAAATAGCATCATTTATTTTTGGTGATGATGAACAATCAGGAGGAGACGAAGAATAATGGCAATAAAAGTTGTTCAGAACGTAAATAGAATTTCTCCCACAGTATCTGTAGCAGCTACTAGCAATCCAATTGCACTTAAAAGTGGATACCTTCGTGTTGCTTGTGCTTCGACTGCAGTATATGTGGAAACTGGTGGGGAACCTGTAGCTACTGTTAATTCTTTCCTGATTTCTCCTTTTGGAAATGAAGTTTTAAAAGAGAGAATTGCAAAACAACAAATAGCAGGAATTACTACAGGAGCATCAACCGTAATTACTTTTGATAATAATGCAGGAAATCCATTTTTAGTTGGTGATTATGTAACAATTGAAAATGCTCAACCTGCAGGAATTAATACAGTTCATAGATTAATAACTGCTACAACTAATGCATCAGTTACTATTGCTGCAAATACATCCTCAGTTGTTGGCGTAATTACTGCAACTGGTGCCACTTTATCTAGAAGTGTAAAGGTTTCAGCCCTTGCTCTTGATAATACAACAAACGTTAGTATCACAGAAGTTGTTCAATTAGTTTCCGAATAAAATGAAACTCATCACAGAAGAAGTCTCACAAGTAAAATTCATCACCGAAGGAAAAGGTGCTGAAAAGAAAATGTATATTGAGGGAGTTTTCCTTCAGGGTGATATTTGCAATCGTAATGGAAGAATGTATCCTATGCAAACTCTTGCCCGCGAGGTAAAAAGATATAACGAAGCATTTGTTTCTAAGGGTCGTGCTCTTGGAGAACTTGGACATCCTGATGGTCCTACCGTCAATCTTGACCGTGTTTCTCATAAAATTGTTTCTCTTGAACAAAAGGGAACCAATTTCATCGGTAAAGCACAACTTCTTGGAACTCCAATGGGTAAGATTGCAGAATCTTTAATCAAAGAAGGAGTTTGTCTTGGTGTTTCTTCTCGTGGTGTTGGTTCACTCAAGATGACCAACGAAGGTCATAAAATTGTTGGTGAAGATTTTATGCTAGCAACTGCTGCAGATATCGTTGCCGATCCCTCTGCTCCTGATGCTTTTGTTCAGGGAATTATGGAAGGTAAAGAGTGGGTTTGGGAAGGAGGAATTCTTCGCGAAAAACTTGCCGAGTCAACTAAGCGTAGAATTAATACCTTAGTTAATGAAAAGACTCTTCAGGAACATAAAGTACAATTGTTCCAACAGTTTCTTTCAAATCTATAATTTATAAATAAATATAGATTATATACAAGAATCTAAAACAAATGTCCGTTGGTAGAAATTTACAAGAAATGGAAAACGTAGTAACCAAAGGGGCTGCACCTGCCGAACCAATGCACAAATTAACTGGAGCAACTCCAGGTCAAACTGCTGGTTGGGAAGATCTTGGTGGTCCTACTCCAGAAAATTATCGTCCAGATGACGAGTCAGCACATCTCAAAACTCCAACTCTTGCTCAGGTAAGAAATGTAGTCAATGCCAAGGCAGCGGCTGCTGAACCTATGAAGACTGTGGCAAAGGAAGAGACTGAAGAGGATGAGGATCTTATTGATGAAGAAGAGATTCTCGAAGATGAAGAGGAAGTAGTTGCTGAGGCGGCTGAGGAGGAAGAGGAAGAGGAGGAGGAAGAGGAAGAGGAAGAGGAAGAAGAAGAGGGTGGCAAGAAAAAGGGCAAAAAGAAAATGGAAGAAGAGTTCGACATCGATGAAGATGTCAATGCTCTTCTTGCTGGCGAAGAACTCTCCGAAGAGTTCCAAGAAAAAGCACGTACTATTTTTGAAGCAGCAATCAGATCAAAGGTTGTTGAAATCAAAGAGTCTCTACAAAATGCTTATGAGCATACACTTGTAGAAGAAATCGAAGCAATCAAGGAAAGCCTCACCAGTAGAGTTGATGCTTATCTTGAGTATGTTGCTGACGAGTGGATCCAAGAAAATGCACTCGCAGTTGAGCACGGTCTTAAGACCGAAATGACTGAATCATTCCTTGTTGGAATGAAGCAACTTTTTGAAGATCATTATGTAACAATCCCTGAAGATAGATATGATGTAATCGAGAATATGGTAGATAAACTTGATGAAATGGAAGGAAAACTCAACGAGCAAATCGAAAGAAATGTTGCTCTGAATAGAAGATTAGCGGAGTCAGTTGCTGATGTAATTTTTGCAGATGTCGCTGAGGGGCTTGCACTTTCTCAGAAGGACAAACTCGCTTCTCTTGCCGAAAATGTTGAGTTTGATGGTGAAGAGAGCTATCGTGAGAAACTGGTAACTCTGAGGGAATCATACTTCCCAACCAGAACTACTGGTGCTCAAAGAAACGCTAGTGAAAATTTGTCTGAGGAAACCAATTTGAATATTCAATCAGTCGGTGGCACCATGGGTGCATATCTTCAGACTCTCCAAAGAGTTTCTAAAAAGTGATTTTTAAATCATAACAATCAAACTAACACTTCTAAAGAGGTAAAAACCAAATGCAAATGTTCAATACCGAGCAATTGCAGGAGAAGTGGGCACCGCTCCTAGACTACGACGGTCTGGATCCTATCAAAGATTCACATCGTAGAGCTGTAACCGCAATCCTGCTCGAAAACCAAGAGAGAATCATCCGCGAAGAGCGCGAGTTCCTCTATGAGTCACCAACTAATAGCACAGGAACCAGCACTGGAGCTGGTACTGGATTTAGTGCTGGTAGCACCGGCGCTATGCAAGGTTTCGATCCCGTACTGATCTCACTGATCCGTCGTTCGATGCCTAACCTGATCGCCTATGATCTCTGTGGCGTTCAACCAATGAACGGTCCTACCGGACTGATCTTCGCAATGCGTTCACGCTACACCAACCAGTCTGGAACTGAAACCTTCTACAACGAAGTAGATTCAGCATTCTCTGGTCAGAGTGCATCGTTCGATCAAGTCGAAGGATGGACGAGTGGTGCTGTTGGTATGGGTACTACTGCCCAGCAAGGTCTCAACCCTTCAGTTCTAAGTCCAACAAACCAGACTGCTAACGCTACCGGCGCTGATATCTACAACGTCGGTCAGGGCATGAGAACTGACAACGCAGAATCGCTTGGCGAATCTGATGCGTTTAACCAGATGGCATTCTCGATTGAGAAAGTCACCGTTACCGCTAAGTCACGCGCCCTCAAGGCTGAGTACTCACTTGAGCTTGCTCAGGACCTCAAGGCAATCCACGGTCTGAATGCTGAGGCTGAACTCGCAAATATTCTCTCAACTGAGATTCTTGCTGAGATCAACCGCGAAGTTATCAGAACCATCTACAAGATTGCTAAGCCTGGTGCTCAAGTAAATACCGCTACCGCTGGTACTTTTGACCTCGACGTTGACTCCAACGGTCGTTGGTCGGTTGAGAAGTTCAAGGGTCTTATCTTCCAAATCGAGCGCGATGCAAACGCAATTGCACAGCAAACTCGTAGAGGAAAGGGCAACACTATCCTTTGCTCCGCTGACGTTGCTTCAGCACTTGCAATGGCTGGTGTTCTCGATTACACCCCTGCACTCAACGCTAACCTGAACGTTGATGATACCGGTAACACCTTCGCTGGTGTTCTCCAAGGTAAGTATCGCGTATACATTGACCCATATTCGGCAAACGTATCTGCTAACCAGTTCTACGTTGTCGGTTATAAGGGTTCTAGCCCATATGATGCTGGTCTGTTCTATTGCCCATATGTACCTCTCCAGATGGTACGTGCAGTTGGCGAGAACACCTTCCAGCCTAAGATCGGCTTTAAGACCCGTTATGGAATGGTTGCAAACCCATTCGCTGAGGGTCTTAACCCAGGTGCAGGTGCTCTGACCACCAATGCAAACACCTACTACAGAAGAGTCAAGGTTGCTAACCTGATGTGAGTTAGTTCACAACTCGACCAAGAGACCCTTAGGGGTCTCTTTTTTTATCTAAATACAAATAAAAAGATGAAAACATTTAGAGAGTTTTTATCGGAATCTCAAGTTTTGGCATATAAAAACTATAAACCAGGAGTTCTTGATAAGAAAACTGGAAAATTTACACCAAGATCTCATAGTGATACTGAACAAAAAAGATATGGTTGGAAACCTGTAAAGGTCAGTTCTTATAGTAAAGCAGATACTCCAGGTTCATTGACAGCAAGTGGAGAACGTTTTAATGATAAGCAAAGATTAGTTGCCGTTCCATATGCATCAAGAACTAGTACTAAACCTTCAGCACCATTTGGTACAAAGCTGCAAATGACAATGGCACCAGGGACAAAAGCACCTGTTGCAACAACTAAAGTATCCGATACTGGTAATTTTGGACCTGCTGGAGATTATAATCGTTCAACAAACTACGATTTGGCATTACAAACAGCTCGAGATGTTTCAGGTAATCCAAAAATTACATCAAGTGATTTTGGAAAAAGAACAATTTACGTGAAAACTGCTCAGAATCCGCAAACAGCAAAAGTAAAACCCAATAAGAGGTAAAAAATGTCTTGTAATTTCCCAAACCAAATTACGAATAGAAATTTTTTATCGCCAGTTGGTTTCAAGTTTAGCTTATCAAAAGAACCAACTGTTCCATTTTTTTGCAACTCTGCAAGAATACCTGAAATAAATCTTACAGTTTTACAACAACCAACTTACTTAAAGGATCTTGATGTTCCTGGTGGAAAGATTCAATATGGTGATCTAATCTTAAGATTTATCGTTGATGAGAATATGGAAAATTATATGGCAATTCATAATTGGTTAACTGGTCTTGGTTTTCCAGAGACAACAGGGCAGTATAAAGATTTAATTACAGATGCTGATGGTATTTTAGATCCTAAACAAGCATTTAGTGATGGAAGTTTATATGTGCTGAATAGTAACTATAAAACTAGTGCGGTTGTAAAATTTAAAGATCTTTTTCCAGTTTCATTATCATCTCTCGATTTTGACTCCACACAAACTGACATTCAGTACTTTACAGCAGACGTTACTTTCAAGTATACTGTCTACAATATACTCAATGAAAATAATCAACCCTTATGAACCTTGACGAAATCCAGGAGATGTGGCAGAGAGACTCTGTTATGGATCCTGACAATTTACATGATGAGTCTTTAAAAATTCCTCAACTTCATTCAAAGTATTATACAATCTATAACACAATTACTTTGTTACGTGAAAAGGCAAGAGAGACTTTTAATAGAGTCAAACTAGAACGTTACAATTACTACACTGGAAAGGCGCCTATAGAGGTCTACGAAGAAGAACCGTTCCCATATAAAGTTCGGGACAAAGAGGCACTACAGAGGCATATGGATGGTGATGAGAAGTTAAGTAAGGTAGAACTCAAAATAAGATACTACGACATTATGTTGAAGTTCTTAGAAGAAATTATTAAGTGTATATCTAATAGAACTTTCCAAATTAAAAAT